AGAATCGTAAATATTGTACGTCTGCATCAAGTCGCTTGAGATGCTTTGAACTGTGCCACAAATATCGTAAGCGCGGGCATATGGGCGCGGCTTATTGTTGCGGTCTGTTAGGCTGTTGTTTGCGCTTACTGCCTGCCTGTTAACACTGGCTTCTTCAGGCATTGGCAGAATCGCATCACGTATTTTGCGGTTAATTCCAAGCGGGTCATTGAATGATGAGAATGGATTTAATACATTTCTGCCGCTCGATTCAACGATAGTGAAATCACCATCCTGAAGCATGGCATCAATATCTTCGCGAATATCAACGCCGTTTTTGTAGCAACGAAATGGCACACCGTTAGGAATTTTATTTATTACAAATTCTGCAGGGCTTGAATAGTACCCGCACTCGACGCGCTCAAACTCTCCATTTGCCTTTTTTGTGTGGTGATGTATTAGCGCCAAAATTCTACCCTCTCGCATTATTCAGATAGCGATTCTAGCGAATCAAGGCGTACTTGTCGTGCGTATCTGTCGCAGTGTGAAACCATGCCATCAATATAGACTCCTGAGTGCCATACCTCGCGGCCCATAATTATTTTCATCATCAGCACAGCGCAAAGTCTTTCTGGTGATTGAATTTGTTTTAGTCCCTTGCTGTTATCGTGAGCTGCAATAAAAACTGAGTCTGACAAATCAGGGTGGGTGCAATCAAATTCAGGAGTGCTAAGATTGTAATCAGCTCTAACCCTGCGCACGAATTGCCAGCAGTTATGGTTTTTAAAATCGTATGGTAGTCCTGTGTATCTGGCCAATTCGTTCACGTCATAAACCCTCGTATCAGTGGGCACAGTGCAGGCGTTACGATTAACCCTGTGCCTCGGATATTTAACTTTGGCGCAGATACCGAAGCTGTGAACGTACCTTTACCTTGATTAATGTCTTGCGCTTCGTAAACTACTGGCCCGTCTGCTGGATATGATAAGTCAGAAAGCAAGTAAGACCTAAAGGTTAACTCTGGGTCGGTTTCGTTGTTAAGCGATATTCGGTCTAGTTCATCGTCAAGCAGGTTTTCAGGATCGGCTATTGTGAAAGTAGCTGACTGATTCATGTCTGCGTTGTTTGATGCCCCCTTTGCGTCAGCGTTCACTGGCTCAAATGTCACTAACTCACCAGTTTCTAAATAAGCTGTCAAAGGCACAGTGTCGATGACAAACCGATACCGCTTCGACATTAGCGGGTGATAAAGCTCGATCGTTTGCAGCGTTATTTCGCCGTCAGGATTTGACGCTAATACTTTCCTGTACGCTTCTTCTACTGATTGCTGACTCATTAGCTTGGCTCTGGTAGGTTATTGATAAAGTTTGGTGTCGTGCAGTAAATCTCGTAATAGTTTAGGAATGCTGGCAATCCGTCGCCGTACTCTCCAAACAAATCTACTAGCGTGTCGCTGAACTCGGTTTGATCTTGAATACTTGTCCTTTCAGCCGTTGCCGCAAACTGAATATTGTAGAACACATCCGTTTGAGTCGTGTCTATTATATCGCTGGTAATCTGGACATTGTGCATTTCAAGCCCGTTGCCAGTGTCTAGCTCCATCATGAAAGATGATGCCCCACCGTCGATTTTTGCAATGAAAGACCAGAATGCTTGACGGCCAAGCTTGCTAACAACTAAAGCAATGCTTATCGGTGTTGGGTCATAATATGTGTCTCGACCCTGCCGCGGCAACCCTCCTTGAACTGGTGAGCGCCAAATGTTTGATCCGCGAGTTTGCCCATAGCCACTGTTAACGATAGGCTTTAATGATTTAGGAAATACATGGTTGCTCATTTAAAACCCCGCTTGGTTAGCTGTTGACCTGCGAGCCTTGGACATTCTTGAATCAGGATCCAGCATCTGGTTAATAATGTTTTCCTCAATAGTGATCATCAGCATTCCATCGTCGCGCTGTTCAGTTTGCACGTTGTCAACTCGTCCAGTTGTGTTATTGACGATAGTAATATTGGAAGCTCCGCCGCCATTCTGCCCCATTATATCGCGCATTTGTGCAGCAGTGCGAGCGCGTGACGCGCCAGCAGGCATAATAACTTCTGCTTTGCCACGTTCAGCCATTTGATACGCTCCACCACCTACCATGGAGCCGCCCTGCTCGCGAGCGCCACGGATTGCGGCCACGTTGGCCAAGCCAGCAACCACGGCAGCACCAGCAGCTATACCGCCAAGTACGGGGCCAACATATGGGATTGATGCCATGGCAGCATAAGCACCAGTTGCCGCCTTATAGGTATCAATAGTTGCCGTTACGATAGCTGATGCTTTGTAAAGTGATGACTGTTCACCTAATGCTGATTTTAGATTGGCGGTCATGTTGCGCTGAGCATCTATGCCATCGTCAATTTGCTTTTCACGAATGCGGGATTCTTCTTTAACTCTAGCTAGTTCACCCTTCCTAATTTCTTCCTTGGCTTTTGATTGCTCATCAAGTATCTGAGTTTCTAAACTTGCGCGAGATAGCACTGCATTAGTCTGAATCTCAGTTAGCGAGTCTTGGTATTGCTGCTCACTGATTAGTTTAAGATCGTAAGACTCTTTGACCTTTGTTTGTTTTTCTTGCTCCTGAACGTCGATCAGTTGCATCTCGCTAAGGTTTGATTGCCTTAGTTTCTCAAGGTATGCCTCTGCTTGCTTTTTTTGTTCAGCTAACTTTTCAGCAGCTCTAGTTTCTTCTTTTGATACTGGAGCTGCTGAAGGTGTTGATGGCGCAATTACTTTAAATTGCCCTAAGTCTGTAGATGGCTGCTTTTGCGCCTCATCATAGGCTATTCTTAGCGCCTTTGCCGCCTCAAGTTCTTCTTTTGTTTTTGTTATTCGCTTATCTCTCTCTGCAAGATAAACGCTATTTGTAGCTAAAACATTTTGATCAATCTGATTGAATTGGTCTGCGTACTTGGCGCTAAACTCATCAATAGTTAATAGCCAGTTTTCAGGATTAAGAGCCTCGCTCCATATCTTTGTTTTGTCAATAAATCCAGCCATTTCAACAGTGACGACTTGAGTTAGTGCGCGTCTATGTGTCGGTAACTGCCAAAAAGAGTCCGACATTAAATTTAATGATTCTTCTGCGCTTATTCCTAATCCTAGCAAAGTTTCTTTTATGAACAGGCTTGCACTGTTTATTGCCGTTTTAACATCCTCAGTTGTAGAATCCCACTGCTCACCCCAAGCCTTGATCGATGCTAGCGCCTGACCAGAGCTAATCATTGCATTAAGTTCATCTAGCGCGGCAGTTGCAGACCTAACTTGATCTTCTATTACTCCGCCAGCCCCTTGGCTTGATACTGCCCTAAATAATCCGTCCCAACTATCTTCTAAGTTTGACAGTGCACCGTCTAGTGTTGCCATCCTGTTGGCCATAGCGCCAGCAAATTGGTTTTCACCAAGAGCCATCAAGTAACCTTCAATCTCTGCCGCGCTCTTTCCTACCGTAGTTGTTACACCTTGGAAGGTAAATGAAACTTTGTCACCCTCCTGCTTTGATTTAATGCCAAACTCTTTTAGGCGTTCAAACTCCAAAGTTGTAGCATCTGCCACAGCCTCGATCATTTGATTAAGGTCTTTCCCCATTGCCGCAGCGGTGTTACCGTAGCTTTGCAGGGCTTTTTGAGACGGAGTAAGGCCTAGACTTACAAGTTTTGTGAATGCAGTTACTGATTGATCTAAAGCGTAAGGGGTATCTCTGGCAAACTTTTCAATCTCTTTAAATGCCAACGCAGCCTTTGCAGAGCTACCAGTCATTGTCAAAAGGCTTGCGTTAAGAATGTCAGTGCTTCTTGATACAGCGACTAGCTTGTTTAGTGCTGCGCCAGCGGTAGCCAAAATGATAACTGATGCCGCTGCCATTTTTGCTGAATCAGATAGTTTATTTAAATCGCTTTCAGTCTGCTTAGCGCCTTTTTGCGTAACTCTAACTACAAGTGATGCTGAATCGGCCATCGTTAAACCTTAGCCTCGCGGCATTCAAATATTGCGTCAATATCCATGATTATCTCAATCTCGGGTGGCCGCAATGGTTTAAGCTGCTGCCTGTTGTAGCTTTCTAGTTCCGCATAATTTAAAGCGTTACGAGGCACTAGCATTATCGAATCTTCACCAACTGCCCTACCGAATCTAGCGCGCTTGTAATGCAAGTAAACATCAAGCATTTCACTTGGCAAATCTGGCTTATCACGCTCGCGCTTCTCGATTTTATCAATGATACCCATCGAAGCTAAAGCTTGTTGATGAGCATCACCGATTGCGTCAAACTTGTCGATATCTTGCTTAGCGCCAAACTCCCATCGGCAATAATCAAGCAGGGCATTTACTTTTTTGCGTGTTCTTCTGCAAGCTTATTGAATCGGCTGATAATCTGTTCTTGCAAGCTAATGAACTGCGGGGCGCGGAATGCGTTAAGCGCGGCTTGCAATCTCTCGCTTGTAAACTCATCGTCAAAGTCCCACCCTTCAACAATTTCATGGCAAAAGGCGTCGCGCAGGTCTTTGCATGAGCTAGAAAATTCAATGTTGTAGTGCGAGTAATCTCCAATCTCTCTGCAATAGTTACGCAGTTCAACATTATCTACTTCGTACTTTTCCAGTCTGCGCTTAATTGCGCTATTGAAAAGATATGATGCCTTAGATGACTTCTCGCCGAACGGGTCGATTAGTGTGATGTGCCCACCTGATAAAGTCATGTCACTGCGCAAAACTTCAAACGTGCGCTCATCTTGCGCCACTTCTTTAGCGCATAAATCTTCAAGTTTCATTGTCATTCCTGTTAGTTTGTGTTGTGCATATTGTAGCCCTTTGGAGAAATAAAGGCTATTAGCTAATATTTGTTTGACTTGGCTATAGGTTTATGCAATTATTTGTTTGTCAGGTTAATTTTTTGGAGGATAAAATGGAAAAATTTACCCAAGGACCGTGGAAGTGGCTAGTAAATAAAGAAAGTAAAAAAGTTGAACTGTGCGGAAAAGGCATTGAGGTTCTTAGATTTAAGCGATATGGAATGCAAGGAGCTACACCAACTTTTACTGAAAATCATATGGGGCATAAACTTCAGGGGGTGAAATCAGAAGATTTGGCTGTTGATATTCAAGGCAGAGAGCATCACTCGCATTGGTGCCAAACAATAGATAACCCAGATGCTCACTTAATCGCAGCAGCTCCTGAGATGTACGAGATGCTTGTCGAGTTAAGGTCAATTACTCATAAATGTGGAGTAATTTATGCTAGAGACTCTATTGACTTGCTGTTGGCTAAGGCTAGAGGTGAATCAGTATGAGTAAAACATCAAACCTAACTATTCACTGCTTAGGCATTGAGTCTCTAGGTGCCCCTACATTTGAAAACCGAAAGAAAGGCAAAGCCGCTATTGATCTGGTCGATGTAAACCTGTCTGATTTAACTCAGGAGCTTATAACGCACTATGGTGCTGATAGTATACTTGAGCATATCGACTTGGAAATTATTAAATCATATTTGGAGGATAGAGCATGAAAACAGTGGCATATTATAAGAGTCTTGGGTTAATAGACTATAATGCTGATGATGTCTTTGTAAATGATTTTGCAGAGGTTTGTGACGCATCAGCTTCGATAGTTGCTGGCTATGGCGATGGATTAACAATAACTTATTTTGCATGGCGCGAAAACACAGGGGTTAAGCCTGAGTTTAGTGGATTAGTTGAAATTATGGTGAGGAATGGAGGGGTTGGAATAGTTAAGTCAGATAGCGCATGCTGGGCTGTTAATTTTATGGATGTAAGCCGAGATTTAGATATTATAAAATGGCGCCCAAGTCTGAATCAGTCATCAATTGCAGAGCCAGACAACAAATAATCAGCAATCCATAAGGCTTGGGTGGCTTTAGGTGGTAGTATCAGGCTCTACTTCCAAGATGCTAACTCGATTTGGCATGTTAGCGGTGCCAGCTATGTAAATGGTGAGTATTATTTTTCATCAGGCGACACTTCTTGCTTTATATCTGGCGCTAAGCTTGTTTGCACAGTTAAAGAATTCACCGAATACTGCGAAAAAATGGCAGCAGAAGAAAAGCGCATGGATATAATTGGTAAAAACGGCAATGACGGATTGCACTATGATAACACTGCGCAGCAGGTTGAGTCGCTGGCTATTAATGACAAGCCAATCTTCACTCAGGCAATGGCTGATGCTGGTGAGTTTCCGCCTGTTGGTTCAAAATTAACTCTATTTAAGAAGACGCACTTAAAAAGAATTGACGAGTTTTTAAATGAGGAGCTAACAATTATTGGAGTGTCAAGCTCTCTCGATGGTCAGCGCGTAATTACATGGGAGCATGAGCACATTGGTTTGTGTTGCGGCGTTTATTTAACTGGGTATTTCAAACCTATCGACACTCGCACCGACAGAAAAAAGATGCACGAAAAAATCCATAGCATAATGACTGATGATTCAGGTCGCTTTATGAAGTTTTCGGAACTTCCTGACTACACGATTGAGTCTTATGACAAACTGATAGATACCTTTGGACTGCTAATATGCTAGCCTATATCAAAGAAATCACCCTAGGCATAGTCACAGCACTATGCATCTATGCAATATTCGGCGGCTACATTGCCGCCATGTTCAACGGTAAGTTGCCATTCATGCAGGATAATGAACCCGCTCGAATGTGCGCAGTGTTTCAGGATGGCACAAAATACGGTCGTGATAGCACTCTTTCAATAGATGCTTATCACGAAAACACTGGGCAGAGTTTTGATTGTGAGGTGTGTGAATGACACTTAACGATCTTAAGTTTGGAGATACTTTTATCTTAAAAAGAAGCGGTAAGATGTATAAAAAGATAGCAATAAAAAATGGCCACAGGATATTTGTAGAGACAATAAATAACTGCCATATGCTTGTGATTAATGGGAAATGCTCACTTAACCGACAATCCGAAGTTATTAAAGTTTAAGAATAAAAACCCACTTAACCGTGGGCTTTCCATTTCGCGCATCCATATGTTAAAGCCCCATCCGTGGGGCTATTTACTCTAGTAAACTAGGCGCTGGATAACGATGGATGACTTCATCGAGTTTCCAATGGCTTGACCTTCCACGCTTAAAGTAACTGATTCAGGGCCACCCAATTCAGGAGTTGCGGCGGTGATTTTTGAATCGTTAAGCGTGAATGACATTGCACCAGATACACCGCTTAGTATTGCGTGAAGCGTTACGTATGTTTCGTTGATGAACTTTTCAACCATAGCTAGGTCGTAAAGTTTTCCAGCTAAGCTGAACGTGTTGTTTGCTCTGCCGCGCTCAACGAATGCAACGCCACGGTTTCCTAACTCAAATTGTGAACTAGCTTCGTTGTCGTTTGTGATAGTAAACGAGTCAACAAGTTTTAGTGGTGCAGCGCCATCGAATGCCGAAACGTCAACCGATGCGAAGGGGTCTGCGCTAAAGTTGGTTACGAATGTTGATCCAGAAGGTAGGCCAGTTAGAATTTCTTGGCTGCGGCCAATCATTGGTAATGAACCAGTGACCATTGCATTAACCGCTATCTCAATAGTGAACCCACTTCCTTCTACGCCTTTGGTTAACAGCCATGCATCAGCAGTTCCACAGCGGCCTTTTAGCCAAGTCAGAATAGAAATCGACTTACATAAATCGCCAGTTGATAAAGTGTCAGCTATAACTAGCGTGCTATCTTCCGTTTCGTCAGCTAATGCGTATTGAATTGCTGCACCAGTAATCAGCGTTGGCGTTGCAGCAGTTACAATAAACGGCTTAGCGTTATTTCCAGTTAAAGATGGGAAATAAATGAGGTCGCCAACTTCAGCGGTGAAACCTGCGCCGCTGAATGTTTTTGTTGTTGCGTTAACAGTGATAGCTTGGCTTGCTACAGTCGATCCAGCTACCCAATCAGAGGTCATAGCAGCGGCCAGTAAGTCGTCTTGGCTAGATTGTGACAGCTCGACAGCGTACTCACCTGCTACTTGTTCGTTACCAGTGCGCACCGAGCTTACTTCTCGGCTAGCATTTAGCTCGTTAGAAATTAGTGAATCACGAGTGATTGATGGAATGCCAGAAACTGTGCGCAAAGGTTTCCAAGCTGGATTGACTGGTGTTTGTCCAGCCACTATTTCAGCAACATAAAACTGCGCTACTGTCGCGCCTTTGTATGGGGTAGTCATAAATTAAAGCCTCTCTGTGTAAGTGTGCCAAGTTATTGATATCGGCTTTGTCGCCCATCCGTTTTCTACAATTAGCCTTTCTGGTGAAAAGTTTGTTACCTCAACGCATACGCCTGAGCGGGTAAATGTTGAACTAGGTTTGAATGCCAGGTTAAGCAGGTCTATCATTTTGTTTGTTGTGGCGCTTCCAAGATGAGAGGCATAGTTAACGTCTATCTGATAAATCCCGCTGCGCCTATCGGTGAAATATAGGTCTGCATCTTCAACTGGTACTGGCAGTAAAAAACCAGCTATGTAAGGCGTTGCCGTGTTGGTTGGCGCGTTAATATTCTCAAGCGCAACAATGATACTATTTGCAACTCCAAACGCTTTTAACGCTGCATCTAAGGCTTTCTGAATCGATTCTGTTACACCTTCTGCCATTAGATAAACTCCCCACTATCCACATCGTAAAGATAAACTTTACCACCAGTGCCGCTATCTCTTTTTTTGGCATGTTCAACCGCTTCTTTTGCGTTGCATCCAAAATCAAATGCAGATAATGCAAATTTCCATCCAGAACCTAATGCGTCGTCATTTGTGATTTTCTGCTTCCAGAATAATCCTTCTTCAGTGACTCCACATCTGTAAATAAATCCATTGTCTACAGTAAAAGAATTGCAATCTGGTATCTCTGTTGATTTTTCACCAAAGTACATTTTTATGAAAATATCATAGTCGCAAGGGCTTCCGCATAGAAAAAACATAACACCATCGACAACCTCAAACTTTTCAGTTTGGTCACTCATTATGGTATTTACTCTAGAAGATCGGCTATCGCAAGCAATCTGCCTGTCTTTGTGGTTATAAGCTAAGGTTGTCATTATCTATTCTCTCTTGCTGCTTCATCAAGTATCCGCTGGAATCTGGCTACGTTAACCCTTATCATGCCCATAGGAGCCTGCTTAGAAAACCCTCCAACAGTATTTGACCCGTCACCAGCATAGCCACCATATTCAAGTTTTGCAGCATATGGCAGGTTATTTGATAGCGTAAACTCATCCGCTACACGCTGACCGTTAACCGTTGTGATAACCGTGGCTGTAGGGTTAGCGACTCCAGCAACTTCACCAGTGGCAGGAGACTTACCACTTGCTTGCCAGTTAGCGCGAAACCTGCCTGAGTCAACAGGACTTGATTTAATCACGGCGCTGAATAGCTTAATCGAAACACCACGCATAGTGCGATCAATGCTCATGTTAGCTTTCTTTGCAAATGCTGCGACTTGGCCGCCAAAGTTCATGCTAACTTAATTCTTTGTCAGTAGATGATAATTTCTCAATCAAATCCCTGTATTGTTCTATATCCATCTCTATGGAATCATCACCTTGGCATATCGACACTGTCTCATTTCCTGATTTTTCGTTTCTCAGAAAAGATACCGATATATCTCCGCAAACCACGCTTTTTGTATGTTTATACATTTTATTTCCTGCAATGAATTTTATAGCAAATAGTTAAGCCAGTGTAATCAACTTTTGGCTCTTGAGTGATAGACCAATGAACCCCGTCAATTAGCACTTTATCTTGAACGCTGATATTTTCGATTAGCGGATTAACCTTGGCAATCACCATAACGTCTCCAGCTTGAATTGTGGTTCCGTTTATCATTGCTGCACTGAATTGCGTAGTAACGCCAACTAAATCGAATTGCTCGGATTCTTGTGGCACCATTTCAGCTAGAGTTTCATCCCAAATCGGTTCACCAGCAGGCTTTATTAATTTAAGTCTGACCTTAGACTCATCAAACTTATCAAGCAGCTTACTAGCAACTCCTTGCATGCGCTTTGCGAATGACATTACACAATGCCCTCGATTCTTGATGCTACCAGCAAAGCAGAAGGAGCGATATTCCAGCCGTTTGCGGAAGTAACAGCATATAGTCCGCCAAAGTTTACGCCTGAGCTATCCCTGATTATTTGAAGCGTGAGCACATCGCCAGCAGTTAGTGTCAAGGTTACTTTTGACTCAACAATATAGATAGGGTCAGCGGAAGTCATCTTTGCCGCAGCACTAACGCCACCTTGAGCGCCATTAACCAAGATTCTAGATAGCAATATGCTTGTGCCACTTGCGCCTGAACGACCTTTTTGCAGCTTAAGTCTAAACGCATACGTGCCAGAAATATTGCAAGTGACCGCGCCATTTGCCGCTAGCGATAAATAAGCGCCAACCTGCAATGCGCCAAACTCAACCTGTAAAGCAGTGCCTAGCGCTGTTGGTAACTGACTTGCAGCTAGCGAATGAGCCCGTAAAACCTCAACCTCACGAGCTCCAACAATTACATCATTACCGACTTTTTTTAACCCTCCAGTAAAATTACATAAACCAGCAACTGTTTGCGGGCTAGTATCGGCTAAGTTAAGTGCAGAATCGGCAACCTGAGTTTCAACCTCCCTAACTTTTTCTGGCGTGATAAGCCCGTTGGTATTGTTTGGAATATTGGTGTTTATTAACGTGAATAGCTCTGTCTTAGTTTTCATCGATAAACCCTAAATTCAAAACCATTTGAGCAAGCCACCATTAGCGTTTTAAGCGCATCAATTGCCTTGGTAATGACTACAGTGTTACCTGTTTTTCCATTGTTAAAGTATGAAACTGCAACAGCGCCAGTAACTTCCTCACTTGCAATAGCCTTGCCATCATCAGTTGCTCTAACGTCTACTCCTGCGCCGTATTCAGCAGCAGCAGCGACAACGGCTATTTTTAGCTGTTCAGGAATAGTATCATCGGAAATCTCTGCCTTGAATGTTGTTTTTGCGCCAACTCGAGGCCAAGCTAAAGCCTGAGTTAATAGCTTTCTAACGCCGCCAAAACATGACTCATGCATGTCAACGTACTGCGTACCATTCCTTATTGATACATTGGCCTTATCGTCATCAGTTGGCAGCGTGTAGCCGTATTTAGCAGCCAATGCGCGAGCATCAATTAGCGATACATAGCTGTCTGAATCTGGTTTACCAGTGCCATCTTCAACTATTAGCATGTTAAACCCTTAGAATGAATCAGGAAGAGCAACTGCGCGAACAAACCACATTTGACCAGTTTGCAAGTTGGTCTTAGCTAACGCTAAGCAGCGCATTGATTCACCGTATTGATCAGTGGTTAAGTTGTCTGTTCTTTCTAACGGCACTCCATACATATCGTGATTGCGCGCGTTTTTACGCAAGTTACTTACTTCTTCAATAAGTAAGGCCGTATTTTCTGCATGTTCTTTGATGCGATTCATCAAGTCTATTTCTTGCTGGCTTAGGTCACGATAGCCTTTAATTTTTTTATGCTGATTTTCCATGGTGAATCCTCTGATTTGTCAATGCTTAATAATACCACAGCAGACAGGTTTATCCATAGGCAATAAAAAGCCCTCGCATCGGAGGGCTTTAAAGTGTCAATCAGTAATGTTTGGCTGTTTTGCTTTCTTCTTTTTGCGGTTGTCTCGCGCCCTGCATGCTGGCTCGAAATACTTACCGCCCGATTGCATTGGTCGTGAACGTCCACAGCCGCAATCGCATATTTTGTTTTCAATTGGCATTAAATAAAACCTCGAATTGTTGCTTTAATGATTCTTCCTTTTCCATCTGCCCTGAAAGCTCTATTTTTGTTTCACAGATTTTTTGGTTAATAATTTCTTTTAGCATTTTCTTTAGATCTAATATTGCAACCTCTAAAGCCCCGTCCCAAGCTCCGTGATTTCTGGTGAATTTATTAAAACCATACTGAGACTCGTTATACCAATAGGTGCCATTTATTACTTCATATGTATCTGTGCCATTTTCTATAAAAACTTTCACGCTTACGCCAGTACTATGCGAATAAGCACTGAAGTTAAATAGCCCAATTTTTATATCCCCCCTTTTCCCGTATACCTGAAGTTTGTACAGAACAAAACCAAGCCTAGTTCTATCGATTTCATTTAGATTTTTTTCTTCTGTTATTATTTTATTTTTTAAAAATTCAATTCGACTCATGATTATCTCCACTTATTAAATTAATTAGCACCTGATAAGCAAATAGTACGCGCATTGGTACGCGCATTGGTACGCGAACGCAATAGAGTATTGTAATTTATTCAACCCAATAAAAGGCCCCAATCAAGGGGCTTGTTTTTACTTCTTAGTTTTTACTGGTTCAGGCTCTGGCTCAGGATCACCTTCAATTAATTCCAAGTGTTCAGGATGCTTGCCGCCAAAGTCGGCTACAACATGCTGGCCTTCTAGGTACAGTTTGCCATCGATAAAGCATTTTTCTTTCGCAACGTATGAAGCCATTGATTAAATCCCCGCTACAATGCCAGCAACAACAGTGCCAGCGGTGCCAGTGCCTACAACCGTGTAGTTTAGTCGAACGTATCGACCAAGTACGCCGCGAGGCACTGAGTCAATGTTAAACTGATAACCAGCTTTAAGTGATGCCAGTGGAATATCAGGAGTTTGAACAACTGTTACCGCTGTGCCAAATGCTTCGTCGCTATCTGTTTGCACAGATACCTGAATCGAAGTTAAGTCTGTGAATGTTGCCGACACACCAATGTATAGCGGGATATTTTCGCCGACACCGATATTTCGATTGGCAACGCCAAGGTCAATAACATTGGTTGACGCTGCGGTAGCAGTTAAAGCTTGATCTGTTGAAAACTTATTTGTTGAATCAAAAATCATTTCGTTCTCCTTAAACTACGCGAGATTCAGTATTTAACAGCGCGTCCGTTTCACGGATTGGGATGCCGCGATAAGTTAGCACTTCTGCACCTTCAATTTCTGTGTACTTTAAGCGCACAAAGTTGTCAGTAGTGCCAGCGTTTGTTGCTAATGCGTCCAATGCTTCCATGATGTCAGAGTTGCAGTAAATCGCAGCGTTACCGCCAGCAATTCGGCGCTGATAAAGCTTGTAATATGCTTTGCGCAAGAACTTATACAAGTCAACAGTGCCAGCAACAACGGCCGCTGAATCGATGTTTGCAACGCGAGAAACATAGCGCCAATCACGAACAGTCAAACCCAAGTCCCAATTGAACTTTTCACGGTGAACATCATAGATTGAGCCGTCAGCATTGGTTTTGGTCTGCATGCCCTTATCTTCACGCACTAAACCGGCTTGAGTACCTTTAGGGTACAGGCCGTGGCAAGTGCGCTCGCCCCAAACAACCATCCAGATAGACGTATTGATTGAGCCAGTACCGCCAGCATCAATAATCTGCTCGCCACTCTCTGCTGAAAGAGAATTGAATCGTGGTGCTAAACCAGTGAATTGATTTGCTGCTGAGCCATAGAACAGAGTTGTAGACATTTCATTGGACATACCTTCCAAGAATGCGCTTGCTTCATTCAGTCTGAATTGACCAGAACCAGAGCCAGCTAAGGCAACAAGTTTAGAATCTACTTCCGACCAAGCCTCAAGCATACCTGTTTTGTCGGTTACTTGCTTGGTGGTTGATTTGCTTGGTTGCACACCTTGATACAGTTCGCGCCAAGTTGCTTCTGGCAAGCCTGTACGGACCGTGGTTAAGTGAGTGGCACCGCTGTTACATTCTTGAACGATCATGTCTTGAAGGATAGGGTTTAGCTCGGTCAACATTTCAATGATTGTTGCCGTAACTTCGCCGCCTTGCTGCTGTTTAAACAGGTCGGTTAGCGATAAATAAGTATTGCCAGTTGTAGCCATTTAAAGCCTCGCTATTTTTGTGGGTAAAGGATATCTGCTGTTGATTTAGCTACGGCACCGCCACTAGCATTATTTTTCGCTCCGGTAGCCCCGCCACCGCTTGCTCCGTCAGCTTTCATTAGATGGCTGATAGCTGGATGTTTTGCCATCCATTTTTTGAACTCGGCAGCGTCAGTAGTAATGACGTTGCCTTGAAAATCTGTGAACTGTGTTTTGACGTCAGTACCATCAAATTCAGTTTTTACCAATTGCGAAATCAAATCAAGCGATTCAGGCGCGATAAAGTCACCAGTGAATGCGCTTAGTGTTGCTCGCTTACTCTCACCAACAACTTTGCCTTTAAGTGCTTCAAGCGTGGTTGATAGTTCGCCTTTTTCTTTGTCGAATCCAGCTCGCAATGACTGTTCAAATTTATCAAGCTCACCAAGTTTCTTGGCTGATTCAAGCTCCAATGCTAAGCGAGCTTCTTCTGCTTCCTTGGCTTTCTGCGCTACTGTTTTCTTTTCAGAAAGCAGGGTGTCACGGGATTCTTTAAGGCCTTTAGTTAGCTCATCAACTTCTGCCTGAGTGTAAGTCTTTGCTGGAACAGTTTCATCACCAGCGCCACCAGCGCCAGTGCCGTCATCCGCTGCTTGGTAATACTTTAAAAACATATTTCTGCGTAACATTCTGCCCCCTAGGCATTATGCGTTAATTACTCAAGCAATTGTAGCCTAATCAAGATTGTCAAGCAATGGGCAATAAAAAACCCGCACAATGGCGGGTTATCTTTAATGCATTAACAGGTGCTATTCGTGAAACTTGTATTGGCATGCAAGCTTATAGCCCTCAAGCTCCCATAGTTTATTTTTAGCCGACACTAAGGCCTTTTCAATGCCGCACTTAACTCCCTTCTCGGCGTTAAAGTTGCGCGGGTCAACACAAGCCATAATTTCTGTGCACAAAGTAAAGTTAATCTTACCAACTGGAATATAGGCGGTGATGACTGTTGTAGTTGTGCCGTCAACAATGTGAGCGTGGTACTTAACTTGCTCCATCATCTTTTCAATATGTGTTGCTTCAACTTTTGGATAGATTGATCAGCTGGCTTCGAAGTCTTTTTGCATTTCTAAATCTGAAGTTTGTTCAATTATTAATAACCTAATTGAATGCGCATATCTCTATGCGCGATAAGGTGCTGCGGAATTTGCATAATCCACACTTCACAGCGTTGACTTTGCTTGCATGTCTATCGCTTCATGCTGCGAGATATGACCACCTCCAGACGGATGTGAACCATATAATGTGATTTAGCTGGATAGATTAAAGGTCTACTGCTGTTAATCACATTGGTCAAGATGACTGCTTTACAGTTTGGATCAATGGATAGGTTTTTTAATCCTACCTACCTTTAGTCATCTTGCCAATATAATTTACTGCTACTATCTATACCTCTGCTTTTGGATATTTTATAAGCAATCCTTCGCTTTTTAAAATACATCTTTTTGCATAATACTCTAAAACCCAAATCGGTAAAGATCTCCATTCCGTGTATACCAACTGATATCCTGAGTCTTTAATGTACTGAATTCCCTCTCTGCTTAAATGATTCCATCTGCTGTCGGCTGGCGATTGACTTTCTATTATTGATATTAATTTTCTTCTTTTTAACTTATTTTTTATTATAGCTATCATGCTTTTCATAACTTTTACCTTAAATAATGGTAAATCGATATAATCACCGCACGTGCGTTCACTAGAATATAGCTCTAAATTGATTCAGGAACAAGCTTGATGATGTTTTTAGCATGTTCACGATTCAATGTTCTATGGTTTGACATGTAAAATAAATCATCAGCTTTTCCGTATATTCCAATAAATTTACCAGCAATATATTCAAACTGATAATCCGCACCATCAACCAGTTCAATAGGCTTTTTGTGGATCTTTCCTACCTTTGGATTAATGCTCGCAACCCTAATCATTTTCCATCCACATCCAAGAGCAAAGTATATGTACTCACCACTTGGCGGGCCAACTCTTTCAAGCACTGATAATTTTCATTCAGCACCAGTGTCACTAAACTCATAAAGCCCTCCAATATCAAAACCATCGTCATTATGGTTGTATTTAATTTCATCCATCTTTGGCCTGCAATCTTGCACAAATATACCTTCTGACATTTCGGCTACGCATTGGTTGAATTAGTCAATGTTGCAAATAACTTTCCAATAGTCATTTCCTATTCCGTTACTAAATGATGCCACAGAGTAGTCTCCAACAAAGTATCCTTCCCATCCATTTTTATGAATTGCTAGAACAACCTGATTTTGACCTTCATTAAAGTCATAACATTTATTTAGCTCACCTTGCAATGCATTGACAGCATCTACCGCTGTTTTATTTTTATGTGAATTTACCATTTTTGTGATTCTCCAAAATTAATGTGTATCAAATATAATAATCTAACATTTGTTTGTCAAACTTTATTTTGCATATATTCAGCAATTCTCTTATCCGCTGAGATTAGCTGGTCAATAGTTAACTGCCTGCCTAGGTTATCTACCGATAGCTTTCTAAATTCTTCAGGAGACAAACCAGCGTTGCGGAATATCAAGCCTTTGGTTTTGCCAAGAACCTCATCTTGATAAGCTGCTGGTTGACGCAGAAGCATGTTGTAGTAAGACGTATTTGCATCAACGGCTTTACCGCCATCAGCCATGTTAGCCGCTCTTGTAGCTCCTTCATCCAAGAAATCAAACTCAGGCGATAATCTTGGTTCTGTGGTCGTCCTGCAAAGATAGTGAAAAGGCGGTTTTGGCTGATACGTATCATTAAACTTATAAGTAACGGACTCATCCCATGCTCTGCATATTGGGCTAGTGCGTCCGTCTAATGTTATTACTATCCCATACCCAATAATTACATTGTCATTTTCTCTGTAGGTTTCGAATCTGGCTTCACTTGCAATATGCGCTAATGATGTTTGAGCAACTTTCATTGCGTTGCCTTTTGAAATATCAGACAGCCCACCAGCGCCAACAACGTCTTTGATAATCTGCCTAGTCGTCTGCCCTTGAATAAAGCCAGTCTTGACACCCATAACTAGGCGACTAACTTCTTCAGCTCCCCAATCATCAATCAGCTTTTCAAAGTCCAATGGCTTGGTGCCAAGTGCCAATGGCTGAAACTGTGCAGCAGCCCATACCTGACTAACGGTAGGCACTGTCAGCTCAACCTTAACGAATCCGCCAATAGTCTCAGCTTGATAATCAGCCTCGTACTTAGCGAATGATTTAAGCCCAACCTTAAGCTGTTCAAGCCACTTACCTGCTGGCTTGTCTAGCTGATTAGCCAGCGTCTCGATTAGCTTCTGTAGTCGCGCCTTGGTTCGTTTTTCGCTATCGAATCCAGCAACTCGCTTACGGATTATCGATCGCATCTCGTCAAGGTATGGATTTACGCTATTTCCAAATCCTACACCTAGCTTTAGCGTGTTGGTGTGGTGGGCTAATAGCTGGTCGTTTAGTGGTTTCATTGCTTTTTAGTTCCGCTATAAATCATTTTTTCTATCGCTGCATCTGCTATGTCTGCGGCTTTCTTTCTCGTACAAGAGATGTAATCACTGCGATTAGTCTGCAAGAAATGCATTCCTTTTCTCCACGGAGACAATCTTTTATCTTTGTTCATAATAAAATTAACATAACCACATTATGCTCGATAGTCATAATTAATTACCCTACATAGGCTCAGTCTCTATATTTACCAAGTCCTGAATAGCATCTTGCATGGTATTACACTCACTAACCAATAGTGTATCGACTAAGAGTAAAAATTTTCCATTATTCTCAACTATCTTCCAAGCAGAGTATCGCTTACCTTTAATTGATATCTCATTGCATTCGTTCATAACAATAACTCCATAATCACCTAGCCAAACAATCCACCAAGCAAAGCTATCACCCACTCAGGCGATTCGAATGTGTGAAATCCTGCACTCTTTACAGTATCAGCATCATACATTGGCGATTGCAATTCCCATTGTGCTAATTGGTGGTTATAAATATGCAAGCGATCATCTTCATCTAGCTTAGCGTAATCAACCATATTGCCAGTGATTCTGAAATACTCAGCACCTTATGGCGCTACCTTGCTTATGTTTTTAGTCATGATTAAATCCAAATGTTAATTATTGTAGTTAGTGCAATTAGAAAAACAGCCACGCTAATTACAGATAAAACTATCCAATCTAGCACTGGGCTTTTGTATGGCAAATCTTGGTAAAAATGCACAAGCAGTATTGCAATAACAGCCATAACCGCGAAGGTCTTAGTTATATTTTATAGTAATTCCATCACTCACCATCCTGATTAAATTATACCGCGCCAGATAGCGCGGAAAGGTTAGATATTCTCGCCAAAGTGTTGAGAATTATCCTTGTACTCAAACCTTCCAGAATCGAAAAGCTCTCCAAATATCTGCACTGGAGTTTGCTTTTGAGATTTAATTCCATGATTAATCGCAGCGGCAATAAATAATTCGCGCTCTGATTTTTGCTTGATGCGGTAAACATAGCCACTAATCCACAAGTAATCATCAGCACGTAGCCATATACCGCAATCTGAATCAAACTCAACCTTACAGCCAGCACGCCAAGCATTAAATAACTGCGCTGCTTGCTCATCACTCAATTCAGAAAGTGGCAGAGTGTTGTTGTGTGCGATCCATGATTCAGATTTATGCTCAATAAACTCTATTTTGCTGCCACCGCTTAGCGCGGCTGCTGAAAGGATGTAGCGCTTATCATCATCAGGCAGAATATCGTTTGTTCTTGCGTTTACTTCTGAAAATTCAGCCACATCACCATTAATTAACATGAAAATATCACCTACCGAAAAAGTTATCCCAGCATCCAAAAACTCTTTCAGCGTTGAGCAGTAGTCGGCAGGATTGCAAATTACCCAAGAATCATCGGCAATTTCATGAGAGCCATCTTCATCGGTTTCATCCAAAACTAACTCCTCGAAAATTCCAACCATCACTACATCTCCACTCCAATACTTTCCAGTAGTAACAATCTCACAATCTGGATTGGCTATCTTTGCTTCTGCGTATGTTTTGTAGTTCATTTTGATTCTTCCTTCTGACTTTTTTTGAATTTAGCTACCATTTCATTTATTTCCTTTAGTAGCGGCTGAGGTATCCATATCTTACTTGATTTCCATTTGTTATTTGGGCGACCTACTGATGGCATTACGACTCCTAATGATTGCTTTCTGGAACCAATATATAGCAATTGTTTATGGTGTCAATAATTATCTTTAGTTAATAAAAAGCCCACGATTAAGTGGGCTAGTGGATTACTCTTCTTCTGGTGGCGCTTCTGGTATGTCAACCGTCACGCTAGTATCAAGCGTTGGCGCAGGCGGTGGAGTTTGGCGCTTTAGTTCATCCTCAATTTCTTCATCGCTCCAGTTAGTTACACCTGAGCTTCTTAGTGCAGCTTGATATGCTCTGCGCGGCAATAGTCCTGCGTTGATATCTGCCATCCATGCAGCTCGGTCTTGAGCTGTCATCGGCTGCAAGAAGAACTCTTGATTAAGCTCGAATACGATTTCACCAGTAGCACCCATCATCTCAGCGCACCACTTGATAGCTTGCTCGTATGCTGCGCTTACGTTGCTGGAAATGGTTGACATAATGGAAGTATCTGCACCGCGCTGAATCCTTGCTGACTCTGCGGTTATTTGGGCTGTTGGCGTCAATAGCTGAGCACCAGCCATTACCGCTTGGTTCTCCTTGTCGAGCATCAGGGTTTTAGCAAGGTTGCTTTCCTGCGCTTGTAGTAACTCAGAAGAGCCACCATAACCTAGGACGTGGCCGCTACGCGATCCCATTCTAATGCCGTTAGGGTTAGCCTCTTTGAATCGCTCAAGTGTCATCGACTCACTAGGGTAAAGCATCAGCGTAGGCTGCGAGCAAATAAAGCTAGATTCTTCAACATCAGCACTGTTTCGATAGTGACCTATATTCAAGTCAACTAAAGTTTCCAGCGGTGACGGGTCGATAGTCGCGTCATTGTTATCTGAGCCAATGAATACAAACGGGATTGTATTTCTGGGTGGGTTTACCTCGATTATTTCCACTTCACCAGTAAGCGAGCCTGTGCTATCGAACTTAAACAACCTTTGACGGTAACGACCTTCGACAATTTCTAACACTCGATACTGCTCGCCAATCAACACACTAAACTCATCTATGTCGCTGGTGTATTCGTAAACTTCACGCAGAACGATAAACTTTAATACCTGAGTGCTACCAAGCGTTTCATGTCGCCAGTTAATTATATTCTCTGCTGTGTACATTAAGATGCGAGGATTAAGCATCCCTGCGTTTTGCTCTGCCATAGTTGCCGCCGCAACTGGTGGAGCGTCAACAAGCAAACCAGCTCTACCAAGCGAATCATCCTCCCTTAGAGTGTCTTGCGCTTGTTGAATAACACCTAGGCCAGCCCCGTTACAGTTAGTTAGCAGATATTGCAAGACAGTTGGCAATTTATCCTCTGGCGGATTACGCATTACAGCGCCCACCATTCCTGATAGCGTGCGCTTGACGAAGTTATACAGCACCGCACCATCTGCATAGTCTTCCTGCCTTTGCGCTCCATACTCTGGGTCTGGCTCACTTGAACCCACGTCACGCAGATAGCTTCTGCAATCGGAAGCCAGTACATCGCGAATCTTCTTCCACTTCGGCGCATTTGCAACGTATTCACGGTGCGGCGTTTTAACTCCGATATTAGCACTCATTAGCTGGCACCTTTAATTTACCTTTAATTTCACCGCCACAGGCAATATCTGGCTTTTCTCCCCACCCACAGATTGATCCACAAGGAGCATAAATCCAGAATGAACTAACAATAGCATCAGCAACTCCATGCGTAGAAACCACCTTAGATATAGGATATCCTGCTATAACTTTTTCAGTGATAACCCCATTAATAAAAACCTTAACATCCCCGTGATCTATCCCTCTTGAATGAAGATATTCTAGGTTGTATGCATAGCTATCTATATCTCCAGCTAGCATTTGCATAGCATTAAGCACCTCAGACGGCAGCTTATGCATATTTGCAACCAAGACATCAAGTAGGCTTTTAACTGGCTCCATATCTGCAACATTAAATGTAATAATTGATTCAGCCATTACTATCTCCTACCCCAAGGGGTTATTTGTATTTGTGCAACTGGTTTTACAATCGGCATTTCGTAAGCGATTGGGTATGTTGTGGCGTCATTTTGGTGATCGACTCCACCTGACTTATCTGGCTCACCATTTTTGTCGTAAGCCTGCTGCTCAAGTCCTCTAGCGGTATTGGGGCATAGTGAATCGTTGATCCACACCTTGCCAGACTCAAGCACCTTATTCATCGACAAAACCCTGTCTTTTACCGCTGGATTGCTTGGGTTAGCTCTTACCTCAAAGCCTGCCTGTTCAAACAATGCTATATCTGACGTACTAGCGTTGTTTGATTTGCGATTATTCCCACTGGCATCAGGGTAAATGATAATCCTATGGCCCTTATCTTTCCACCGCTCTTTGATGACACGCACGACGTCTGGAGTATCGAACAAGTCGCACAGCTCAGCTACCGCATGCCACCCGTTAGGCCGCTTAACGTAAACAGTCGATGCCATCTTACCAACGTTAAAGTCCTGACCTATGAATAGTGGTTCATTTTGCTGGATAGTTTCGCCGCTTCTGCATCTAACACGATCGTAGTTATGGTAAACAGTTCCGCTTGTTAAGTTGACGAATTGGCCATCAATATAGGCGTCAATCAACTGTTCGGGGTACGAAGCTCTAAGTGAGTCAACATAATCAGGTGGCAAGAATGGGTTTGATAATGTGCTGGCCTGAATCATATCGTATCCATCAGCCCGATTAACCACCCATCTATCGTGAACAAACCTGAACCCCTCAGGAGTTGAGAATATTGAAACCGTATTAGGCGGCTTGTTTGATGTTGGTCTATAGGTATCTGGAAGCTGTCTGTTTCGAGCAATTATCTTAAACCAAGCCTCTGCTGCATGTTCTTTTTTTAAAGTATCAATCTCGTCTATCTTTGCCCTGAACGACTCGTAACCAACTATTCGACTAGGGTTGTCAAGAGTCCTTAGTACAAAATCACCAAGCTGGCCATTGCTTGTGTAGATAATATTCTCAGATTTATTGTACTTGTACCTAACTCCCCACTGCTGAAGCTTCTCCTCCATTCTTGGCGCTAGGATTAATCGCACCAAGTCATAAGTGGGTTCGTACATGGCAATTAGAGATGACGCACCACCTTCCAAGCTGTCAAGTAGCGCAGAATTACACATAACCTCAGACTTGCCAGTGCCGAATCCAGCTATGAATGCTGGAAATTTGCAATCAAGTGCCAAGAAATCAGCCTGAGGCTTAGTTGCTGATATCTTGACTTGCACTAACAACCTCCACCACTACGCGCTGAATTATCTTATCTTTATGATTGTCGTCATTAACTGCGGTGAAAGCATTTATACTTACGTGCTTACCAAGCAGTTCAAGATTTCTCAGCTTATCAGGCCACTTTACTTTTTTAGTGATCACATCCATATCGCCAGAGCTTATTAGCTGAACGTCTATAGCAGAAAGGCTGGTGCGCCAAACCTTTGGCCATTCCTTAACTGGCTTAATGTCGCCATTGTCATTGAGTATGTCAGCAACATCCATCTGGTCTATTTCAACAAGCCTTTTAAGTACATAATTGGCGTTTATATCATTAGCACTATTGCGAGCATCCATCAATTCAGATATTCGACTTTGAATAAGAGGTTTAGAGAAGTTTTCCGAGCCTATCCTTTGCGCGGTCTTTTCTGAGTAACCAGCCCTTATTGCTGCCTGAGTCATATTAAGATCAATGATGTACTCTCGGCAAAATGTCTCCTGTTTTTTGGTTAGCTTAGCCACTATGCCCCCAGCATTTACGCGCACCCAATGCGCATAGTGATTGTAACCCTTTGCCGCATAAAATACAAAACCCGCCGAAGCGGGTAGTGATTGCTATAATATTTTATCTACTTAACTAGGATTGCCGCGTACTCAATAAGCCACACTTTTGGAGCTATCAATATCTTCAACCACTCGATATTTATAAACAGCAGCCCAATAGCTGGCCATCCATGAGTAAAAAGCATAAATGGCTCGAAACCATTTGAGCAAAAAACTGACACTGATTTATGATACCTCCTGACTATGTAGCCACCAACAACAATAAACAATATACCAAAAGCACACTCAAGAACCTATTTTACGCCATGCCACAGCATCAACTGCATCACTACATCTTGAATTTCTCCAGCCAAAAATTCCGCTCCAGCATCTAAATCACTTAACGCCTTTTCAATCATCTTTGTAATTGCTTGCTGTAGTTGTTCATTCATTTCTAATCACTCCAATTTCTATCAAACCATTCGTCAAATTCTTGCTGATTAATTTTAATGCCTTTGGTGGCATCCATAGCATCACCTACCTTGAGTAAAATTCTGTTTTTCTATCCATCACGTAAGCCATATCGTCTCCATTGCTATTACAGTAAAATCCACCTCCAGCCTCACTAATGCCAATCTTATTTAATATCGCCTCAGCTTCTCGATAGCGTATTTTAATAGTAACTGATGAATAGCTATCGCCACTGCAAATCTCGACTATGTCTGATTGCTCAATCATCATTTCTGCTCCGTAGCTGATAGTGCTTTGTACGCCATTAATAGCTCATCTGACTCTTTGAAGTCTTTGTACATTCTGTCAGCAAGTTTTTCTTCATTTTCATGACTTATTGATGCAAGATTTGATAAAGCCTCGCGCAGCATCTTGATTTGCTCTGCTTGCTTGGCGCAAGTGTTATTGAACCCGTTAAGCATTTTTACGCACTCAGCTTCATCTAGTATTGACTCACCATAAGCACCATTGAATGCAACGAAGTCTCCGCAACCTTCTCCTTCTGGTTGGTAAATAAAAAACTTATCACTCATCTTAATTTTACCTGTCATTTGTGATTTCTCCACGCAGCTATAATGCCGCTTTAATTTCATCGATAGCGCTGTTGATAGCAGCAACTTCTTCATCGTTTAGCCTTGCTTTAACTCGATAAGAGTTTGCCTCTCCGTCTTTAGCTATTAGCGAGCCAAGTCGGCAAGGCTTTAATCCAGTTCTGCTGCAAATCGAGCGCAAAGAAACCCCATTACTGTATGCAACCCGCAATCTTTCCTCTACTTCTGATTGTGTCATGTTATCTCCTATAAATTATTGTCGAACTATTATTTGTCAATATGATGCATTAGTCAAGTTTTTGTTTGTAATTTGGCAAATAAAAACCCAAGTTAAGGGGCTTTTTTATTTAGCTAATAAAGGCTACGTTTCCAATCCAGTTTAATTTTGATGGATTGAATTTTTTATTGTTGCTCCTGACTATATTCTCATGCGTATCAACACCGTCAAGCGACTTGTTATTGCAATCAAGCATTTCTCCAAATCCGATAAAGTGAGCAACGTAATAATATCGGTTTCTTGCGGCTCCGTTATGACCGCAAGGTCTCCTTGTTATTTTGAAAGGCTTAACAACATAATCTCCACACTCAAAAGTTGTGCAGTGACCTTTGCTTATGTGCTTGTTTGCAACTCTTACCGTTAATTCCATCATTCACGCTCCAAACTTTCATATCCGCCAAAATCACCAGCCAGTGAATCCATCAATCCGCCAATCTCTTTAGTGCACAGAATAAAATCAGCATCGAGTCTAGCGGCTGCATCATCAACTCCAACTTCATCATTAAGCGCCATAAATTCCTCAGCAAACTTAATGCGCTTTAGTGAACCATCTGAGAAAGCGATAAATGATATTGATTTGCCGTAGCTCAGTGCCAACTTGTGAACCTGCTTACCTGTTGCAATGTGGGCAAGCACTTCATCTTCGCTAAGGTCTTGGTCTTTGAATCGTGCAATGCCAGTTTCATCACAGCGTAATTCTGCTTCGTTTTGCATTTCAAAC